GCTGCATCAGCTTCGACTGTTTCAATATCAAGTTCTTGTGTTGTCATGTCAAAATATTGAACATGAATAACTGTATGTCTTGTTTTTAAACTGGAACCGTTATAAACAAAACCATCTTCTGTAATATTTGAATTATTAAAAATATATTTTGTTGTCTGACCTTCGGCATCTTGCTTAATAGCTACAGTTCCATCCGCATAAAAAGCAATAGCTCTCATGGCACTACATAAAGCGTTGATGACGTTGAAAGCCTCGTCTTGCTGAGTAATTGAAATATTTACAGAGAAGCGTGGCTCTGTTGATCCTGTTCCAGAACCATCATCAACTAAACCACCACAATATTCGCTAACACTTTTAAAAGTAAATTTATCGAGAGAACTTTCTTCAATATCGCATCCATAACGATCATTAATTAGCAAATCATATAAAATCCAAGCTGGATCAGAACACCATTCCTTGTCAGCTTTAAATGTTCCATCCCAAGTACCAGCATAAGTAAGATTGCCATGTGTAGCATTTACTGAGGCATTTGACGGAATTTTTACTTTTATTCCTCTTATGCGAAAGCGTCTGTTTGGAATCCTTGGAAATTTCTCTGCACTAAAACGCAATCCTACATGAGCCGTATTTGGATAGGCATTTTGAGTCATTATTATATTTGTTGCACTTGAAAATCTAAAAGCATTAACAGTCCTTGAATCTGTGCTATCTGCTGTGACTCTTTCAACTCTTATCTGAACAGGAAAGCTTGTACCAGACTTTAAATTTATTAAATAATCTCTGTTATAGGCATTTGTCGATCTGCCTTTTACTGTGTCATCAACTGCTGTTGTAGTTGTGCCATCATTTTCAATAATTTTAATTAATAAATTTACCTCTGTTCCGTCAATACCTCCTTGATTATTAAATTTTTGCATTGAAGGAAATTGAATTGTAACTCTTACCGCATTAATATTTGATTGACTAACTGTATGCGTTACTGGATTTGTTGTTGTTACAACTGTTCCAATCCCTACTTCAGTTTCAATATTTTTAATACCAGAGATAAAAGTTTGATTTGCTGTGCCTTCTCTGAACTCAAAACCAACATCTTGAAAATTAAAATCACTATCATTCGGTGCTGTGACACTAGCAGCCGATTGTAATATTGGAGTTTGATTTAAAAAAATATCTTTTTTAAAACTGTTTATATAAGCTGTTGAAGTTTTATCTGTGATGCCATTTTTTGAGGCTGTTGCACTTCCTTCTATTTCGCCCTCAGATAGTAGCTCAACTATTGTATTAAATTGTTTTGAAGATAAAGCTCCACTTGGTAAGTCAGGATTAGAAAAAGTTGTACTTTGGTCAAATTCTTTAATAGACATTAGTTTGTACCCTCTACTTGAACAGTATCAATACCATTTGATACCACTATAGAACCAACCAAAATTTCACCATAAGCAACATTAACTGGAATACCAGCTTGGCTGATATTAGTAAGCCCTGTGAATGAATAATTTGAAGCTAAAGCCGCAGGGTCAAGTGGATCTTGTCTTGATTGTTGATTTTGGTTTTCCTGATTATTTGAAATTAAATTATTAACACCCCTAACTATTAAATCAGTTGCAACATAAGTAATCACATACTGAATAATTTTTTTCTTTACATATTTTCCTACAACATATTTTACCCCTGCAAATACTAATCCAAAGATACCACTACCATGAACTATTGGAATGATTTTTATATCTTGCTCAGTCTGCATATTCATTGAATCCTGTGTAATTTTTTTATCTCCAACTTGAACGCAATAAATTTGGTTTGTCATCTTTTCCTCAAGACCCTTAAAATTACAAAACAAAAAACTGAAAGCCTGATGTGGTGAATTTACATCAGCCATAAATTCAGATTTACCTGTATATTTTCTTAAAACACCATAAACTTTTATTTTTTTAAGCATTATCTTTAGGTGTAATTACAATCATTTTATCTAAGTCTGGGCAAACTAAATAAAAAGGTACTTGAATCGCATCACAACTAGAAATATCTGGTTCTGAAAATTGCAAAATGTTATTTGGATGAGAATGTACAATTCCAACAACTTCTCCTTTATCTTCTCCATCAGCATAATCAAAAGGATTTATAACAAAAGTATTTGTTTCAAATTCATGGGCAACATTTTCACATCTAAAATATTCAAATCCTTTTTCTGTTTTTAAAAATAAACCACAAGATTCATTAGGTTGCTCTTCTTTTGCATGAGCAATGGCTAGTTTTTTACAATATTCATCCATTAATTTACAAAAGTTCCTACACCTTCAAAATCTTTTCTTGTCACTTGTCTTGCAGGGATTCTTTTATTTTGCATATCGAGCCTGTTAACTAACTCAAACTGTACAGCATCCCTTGATTCTTGTATTTTTCTATCTATAAAATGAATCTCTTTTGGAAATTCATTTGAACTTGGTGTACCAAATGGGTTAGTACCACCGCTAAAATTAGAAGCATCTAAGGCATCAGCAGTTAAAGTTCTTCTTGTAAGTTTTGCATCTAACAAATCATTATGTGGAGTTACTAAATTAACTGAAGCAAGCAAGTCTGTTACTCTTATTACTGACCCTAATCTTGTAATACCGCCTAAATTGCTCATAATAATTTGTGGTCTAGGGATTTGTCCTTTGCCAGTATATTCATAGCCAGAGGCAACTACTGGAAATCTTTCATAAGTATTTAACTGCCAAACAATATTTGCGTAACTATCAATATTTGTTCCAGCATGGAATCTGTAAATGGTCGGAACATTAGATGGATTTCCTGTCGCATAATGCAAACCCTCTACAAGCTCCAGTTCAAAAAGTTCGATTATTGAATTTGGATTAATTTTTTGTAATTCAGAATGTGGTATTGCCATTAAGGTTCAAAAACCTCCTCAAATGTTAAATTCATAGTAACTCTGTTATTAACTGGTATAGAAGCATTTCGTCTGGTGCATTTAAAATTTCTTGCAGATGATTCTCCTCCTATGGTGTACTGAAAAGCATCTTGATCGTCAAAACGTGCATTAAGAAAAGTATTAATAGTATCTGCGTCTGTTTGTGAAATATTAAAAACTAAAGTTACAACATGGTATCTCTTATTTGCTGCAAGTCCTCTAACTAATCTTTGTTCATAACCATCACCAAGTTTAACAACGATATTATCTTGTTCTATAGTTTGAGTTTCACCGTAAGCTGGTTTAATTGATGGAAAAGTTGCCATTATGCTAATAAACCTCCATTACGTTTTTCTCTAACAAGTGTTTCTTGCACCACAAGAGCTATTGTTTGACCAAGCTGTTGTGAAAGTGCATCATCACCTTCAACTGAGCTACCAGAACTATCTACTGACACATTAACAATATTTGTAATACTGTCTCCACCTCCTAATTTATTATTAGGAATTATTGTACCAGCAGTAGAGGGAATAAATAATTCTGGCCCTTTCTCTCCAACAATAGAAGCTTTACCTACTGGCGGCCTACCTCCGTCTGCAAATAGTCCTCCAAGAATATTCCCAATAAAACCACCAATTCCACCTCCTTTTTTATTTATTCCACTAAATAAATCATCAATTGCCAAATCAATTAATTTATCTTGTATTTTATTCAAAACAGCGTTCATTGCATCACCAAAAGATTTTGCTCCTTTAATAGCTTCTCTAAGTTCATCTTTAATATTTTGTTCTATTTCCTGACCAACAGCAGCCATTGTCTCTTTAAGTTTTTTTGTTGCTTTCTCTTTCTCTTTTATCTTGTCAACACCCTCCTGAAGCTTTCTATTTTCTTCTTCTTGCTGTAAAATTACTGCTGCTTTTTCTTCTCCAAATTTTTTAATTAGTTCTATTTTTCTTTGTTCTAAATCAAATTTCTTTTTTTCTTCTTCCGATTCGATTTTTACTCTTTTTAAACTTTTTTCTAGTTCTTTATTTTTTTCTATCAAAGCATTTTTTGTCTTTTCAAATTCTTTAGTTAATGCTCTAGCCTGTGCTTTTTCAAGTGCATCCTCTAATTCTGTAATTAATAGTTTTGCCTCTTCAATATTTTCAAGTTCACCTTTTGCTAATGCTTTAAAACCTTTCTTCTCAAAAAATTCAATTCTTTTCTTAAATTTATCTATACTTTCATTTGCCTTTTCAATTTGCTCTTTAATGTCTGCTACGCTTCCTTTTTCAATGATGTCATTTAATTGTTTTTGTGCATTTCTCGCAGCCATTAAGTTTGCTGCAAGTTGACCTAAAGCAATCACAACTACACCTATACCCAATTTTGCAAGTGCAATTTTTAAACCTTTTGCAGCGATAGCCGCTTTTGTAAAACCACCAGCGGCAGCAAAAGATAATGTTGCACTAGCTCCCAATTTTCCATTTGCAGCAGCAGCAGCAATACCCATAGTTGCAAGATTAGTTTTTAAAGCTATGACAAAAGGAGTTGCAAAAGCAATCGCTGCCCCTAAAGCTTTAGTTGCAAGAACAACACCTGTGATAATCAAAGCGACTTGTCCTTGTTCACTATCAATAAAATTTGTAAAGCCCTCAACTAATGAGGCTAATGCCACCGCCCCGTCTGCTAAAGCAGGGGTTAATTTTGATCCAAGAGTAAGCTGTAATTCTAATAATTCATTATTTAATTGTTTAAATTTTTCTGCTGGTGATTCGTCAATAATATCTTTAATTTGTTTTCCTAATCCTTCAGCAGATTTTGATAAAGCTCTAATAATAATGTCAGATTTAAGTAAGCCTTTTGATGCAAAATCTTTTAATTTGCCAGATGCTATCCCTGTCTCATCAGAAATAGCTTTTAGAAGCTGTGGTACTTGTTCGGCAATGCTTCTAAATTCATCACCTTGTAAACGTCCAGAACCTAAACCCTGAGCCAACTGCGTAAAGGCTGCACTTGCTTCTGTAGCATTAAGACCAGCAACCTTAGCTATACTATTAAAACCTATAAAAGTAGTTTCAATATCTTTTAAAGAAACGCCCAAAGGTCTTAATCTTGCAAAAATATCTGTAATTCCTTTTGTCGCCTCTACAATAGATAAATTAAATTGATCTTGTGCTTTTGTAACTAATTCTTGTGCTTGTGAAAACTCCCCAAATTCAGAAGTTAAAACTTTCATTCTGATTTGTAAAGCTTGAAAATTAGCAGTTGTTGAAACAGTTTGTTTAGCTAATAATCCTATGCCAATACCAGCTATTGCAGTTTTTAATCCGCCAAATGCTGATTGTAATTTTGTTGTTTGATTCTGTACGCCTTTTAATGCGCTTGTGGCTTGCGTTGCATTTACAGTAAGTTTTACATTAGCCTGTGCCACAAATAAAAAAAGTCTTTATTCTATATTACCTTGATTTGGCTTTTTGTCGTTGAGCCGCTTTTGTTTCTTGTTCAAATTTATTTTCATAATATGCAGCCCAATAAATAAGCTCCTCTTGTGTCAAAGAAGTTCTAAGCTCATATAATGTTTTCTTTAATTCTGTTGCGAGAAAAAACTCAAAGTTTAGCCAGTTGTCTCGCTTGATTCTTTTTTTGCTGTATCAACATCTAATTCAATATTAAATAAAAATAATTCAACATCATTTAAAACTTTCTCTGGTAACGATCTTTGCAAGATCGGTGCATCTGACATATCAAAATGTTTTGACCCATCTTCTTTTTCGGCCATCTGGCAGAGTAGCTGAGTAGAAACTGTTAAAGCTTCCTCTGTGCCAGCCATTTGTTGTGCTTTTTGCCTGTCAAACCTTGTAAGTGGTTTAAAATACAAAGTTGTAATTACTTTTCCATTGTTATCTTTTAAGTCATATTTTCTTCTGGTTGTCATTTCATCTTGAAATGCACCAATAACAAGGTCTGCTGTTCTTTGTGTTGCCATAAATTAATTAGATAGCTGATGTAATAGTGCCAGATGGTTTAAATGTAATGCTAATAGTGTTTACATCACCTATAGATGAGCTTTGTTCAAAGTTAGTTACAAGGCCACTAAAACTAATTTTTTTACTGCCGCTTGCACTATCAGGAAAAAGTTCAAATGATGCTGTTCCAGCGTCACCTGTTGTCAAACAAGCGTCAACAAAAGCTGCTGTTTCTCCAGATGCCGCAGCGTCATAAACCAA